TTTAAGTTTATCTATAGACAGGGCGTGAACCGCTCTAATCATTTTCTCCGCAGGTATTTCAGCGAGAGGCTTGCCCATTATATCAGCAATCGTATGAGAGCTGTCGCTATAAACGGCGTTCATTAATACCCACAACGAACAACTATTATAACATGGCATTTCCTCTGTAGCTATACCCAGATTATCCATAGCTTGTTTCCATACCTCCTTGCTCCATACTGCCTTAGGATTCATAGAAGAAATAATCTTGTCGGCTTCCTTCGGAGTAAGATAATTGTTCCACTTAATGCTCTCCAACTTACATAGCCACTCTTCTGCTATGTCGGGTTTGTTTACAATAAACCAGTCCATCATCTCAGTCATAGTGTGACCAAAAACTTTCATGTAGGCAGTATTCTGAGAATTAGCCATGTAGTTGTACAATTCAATGTACTTTTCTTTCATATTCATTTCTTTGATATTTTAGTGCGCTGAGAAGCGCGGTTATTCTTCTGACAGGTCGGACACTCCGCTTTGGGAACAATCCTTGCCACCATCTGAGGTATCAGGATGTTCCGGCTCTGTTGAGGTATAAATCTTTTCATATAACTCGTTGTATAAATTATCAATGTACCCCATGAATAGCTCTATCCACAAGGCGATATAAGCACACAGTAATGACATAGTCAATGCTGGCACAATGGATTGCTTGTAAAGCGTACATAAAAAGAGAACACTCCAAAACGTACAGCATTTAGAACAATTCAGTATAGGTATCCTTAACTTCAACACCCTTTCGACTGCTGAGATAAGACCTAAATGATTTGCCGCAACGCAAACAAAGGTCAGCATGACTACATCAAAAATAATCATTATGCTGTCGTAACATTGAGCGATGTGGTAATCGCAATACAATTAGTTACATTATAACAAGGACGTGCATTTGTCGGAGTCGCAACACTCTCGCCTATGGCAACTGTTGGAACGGCTGCAGACGAACATGGCACGCAGATTGTTGTGTACACATTCTCTGTGCGAGGACATACATTGCAGTTGCATCCGCAAGTATATGGCATATACGTCACAGTGCCGCTCACGAGCACTTCACAACAATAAGAGCCGTTACCCACGCTTACAGGCACGCCAAGGACTGTAGCTTTTAGGTCTGCGGTTACAGGAAACGTCTCCTGCGTACAGAGCTTACGGTTTCCGCAAGTGTAATGTTCAAGAGACAATAAGTAGTTCGCATTGGCAGCAGTGCCGCCAGGGATTGTGGTCAGCGAAACGACCAAGGTTTTTCCATTCATAATACATTTTTATTTAAATATTAAAGGAGCCTACTTTCTGCGCCACTCCCATTCTGCGCCTGTATCGTTTCAACAAAAGGAATAGACATTTGCATATCAGCATCCTTTGGGTGAAGTTGTGTTTGAATATCAGCAATTACCTTTGCCATTTCCGAAAGCTGGTGTTTCATTTCCTGATGCTCCCTTGAAAGTTCAAAGAGCATACGTGTAGAACAGAACACCTGCTGCGGCATGGAACATAGAGAACAATTCTGTGGGCATGGTCTGACACCCTGCTGAGTCTTATCTGTCTGTATATTTCCTTCGCTCATAATTTATTTCTATCTTTTAAAAAAGTTGATAATCTGAGAAACGACAAAAGGACTCGTCTGCATCTTACTGACCGCTTCTGCAATCTTATTCCCACTCACTCTTGCCCCATGCTGTCCCATAATGTTTATAAACTGGATGATGGCTTGCCTACCCCTTTCGGCTTCCTGCTCATCATCTGCATATATATTAAATTGTATCTTCTGTACTTTATCCATTACTATGCTGCTTTATTCGTTTATTGGCGCCAAGGGTTCCTCTACTGGAGGCATTACACCCTTGCCGGAAATGATGGAACGTATAAACTGATAACCGTTGACTATATCGCCCTGGTTTTCCTTTATCCACGAAAACAGGTCTGTGGCATTTACCCTTACCTGCTGCATGAAGGTTGGAGATATTGGCTCAAAATCAGGTAGGGATAGATTCTTGTTGTAAAAATCAAACATCTCCTGAGCCTTCTGCATATCGCCATTGTTAAAAAACATGGCTACCTGCAATAGTTGAGCCTTTGACGTTGGTACGTAATTCTGTATAAATTCCATCTTTCTTTTCTTGTCTTTGTTCCACCATAACATATGCCGTAGTTATAAGTAAGTAGGGTACGGAAAAATCCGAAAAAGTCCGATTTCCGTACCCTGACAAAATTTAGCCGTTGCAACCGCAACCAGGACATCCACAAGGCTGAGGAGCTGAGTAGATTTGTACTGGAGTTGCGTTGAGAGAACTGCGTCCAGTGATTGCATCAGCAAAAGTCTGCTGCATTACACTGTTGACTGCAGAAAGTTCAGATTGCTGCTGTGCAGTCAAAGAACCCTGTTGACTACCACTGACTGTATCGGTGATTGTCTGAGTGATAGTTTGGTCTCCGTTGATACGCTCTGAACGCTCTGCTGCATACAAGGCAGTAAGCTGGTCTAACTGACGCTGAGTACCTGCTGCCAAGAGGGTAGCCTGTTCCTTTGCTGCAATAGCTGACTCGCGTGCCTGAGCAGCCTTTGCGCTTCCATACATAGGTGCAAAAATCCATGCGCCTACACCTGCCACTGCTGCGCCTATGCCTACTGCAAGCGCACCGATGGCAGTACCTGATGCTCGGTGTGACTGAATAGCGCCTACCTTAAACTGCTCGTAAGGTGACATACCTCCATTGCCCAGAGATTTCAGTGCCATAAGGTCATTCATTTCAAGTGCCATAATAAAGTTGTTTGTTTTGTGAATAATTCTGTTAACTTGTCTTTCGCGTCCGACGTCACAAAATTACCCTTAACCACAAACACATAAAAGAAAACACAAGAAATCAAGATGCACCAATCGTGCACTCTTTTTCAAACTTCTTTATCAGATACCACACCCTGCGCTCGCTGATAAAGTACTTTTTGGCAAGATAAGAAACAGCCAGAGTTTTCTTGCTCCCGTCAGATAATAATTTTTCATATTCCTCGTACATTCCAATAAACGAACAGTCTGTCATACTTATGCACGATTTTTGCAGCTCTTCAATGATTTTGTGCCCTATTTTTATAATTTCATGAGTTTTCATTGTGCAAATTCTATAAATCTTTTTAACTTTGCACCCACATCTGACCAACTGAAAGACATAAAAATGCCTGCCGTAGATGACTGGGAAATACAAAAATCCCTCGACACCTGCGGTAGGCATTTATTATTGAAAGGTCAGATGTTCATAATAAATAAAGTCGGGGGATTTTTTGTATCCCAACCGACTCTACAATTAACCTTAAAACATTCATGGAGGAACACCCCCAAACAACACCTTGAACTTTCGTCCATACTTAACAACAACGGCTATAACAACAATTAGTATTGCTACCAAACATATGCTGCCTATACCCATCCGTAACTTTTGCCACCAAGATAACTCCGCAGGAACTTTCTTCTCTACAGGATATGGCACTGGCACAGAGTCCGTCTTGCTGATATAAGTAGTATCAGTTTTTGTTACGTCTCTTACAACACGATTCCATCGTGTCACCTCCACAAACACAGTGTCACCTCTTGTATATTCATGCTGATACGTCGAGTCTTTAACATAAATACTGTCTCTCATCATCCTACTCTGCCATACTGTATCTGTACGGAACTCCACTACCGTCACAACCCTCTCCTTTGTCTTACACCCCATCAAAAGAGTGATGATGCCACACAAAATAAAAACGGCAAGGTAGGCTATCAGCGCTGTTATAACATCGTATATTTGTTTTTTCATAATCTATCTTCTTAAAAATCAGAAGTTATCTTCACAGATCACTTCTTTAAAAACCCTTAAGAATCTTTTATTACTAACCTTAAAAATAAAACCTTTAACTTTATAGTTGTGTAAATTCCGTTTTCTCTGGATCGTCTTTTCTTAACTCGTGCTTTATGTCATTCAACGCAGAGTCAGCTTCTTCTCTATATGTCTGAGTGTAACCAGGGGCAACCATTTTTAACCAACCTGCAGTCACCTTGTTTGATACATACTCGTGTATCTTGTCTCCAAGCACCTGTGTGTTACCCCTCCAACTCATCGGAACCTTGAACACAAATACCCATCGTCCTATCTTTTCCGATAAATTATTATCTACTACGCTGCCGCTCTTCTCGGCGTTTGCCCATGCAGTATTTGAACGAAGCTCCGATACCGCCGAAGTAATCAGACGGTTTACATAATCATCATTGTCCTTACCCTCCGCACTGATAGAGCTGTTTATCTTCGTCTGCTTTCCGTCTTTATCAAGACTTACCAAACGCGCAATCCTATTAGTGGCAAATTGCAAGTCATATACCACCTCGGCTCTATTTAATTGGATTACTACCTCTTTCATTTTATATTATTGAAATTAACCTACACCAATTTCCTTATTTGCTAATGCTATCAGATTCTCACCTCTATCATCATTCAGCACCATTAGCACAAGACCTGCCAAATAATTTATCATAGACTCATACACGCCGCTGTCAACAACTATACTGTCATTTTCGATAGTGCATTTCTTGATATAAGCCACCTTGCCTGTGTCTCCGTTTTGATAAGGTAGTAGCTCTATAATATACCCGACTTGGTTATTCCCTGCCTCCTGCCTTAGGACGGCTGCTGGATGCTCTCTATCTGCACCTACATAGCTATCTTTTACTGCAAGGTATTCTGCACTATCCTCAGTTATCAGAACTTTCTCATTTCTATACCAGCTGCTAACGTAAGCAAGAATGAAACGAAGGAAATCAGGCATCTCAACCCTGCCGGCTGGCTGATGCTCTATAGCGGTTATTTCATCCACTAAGGTTACAGCATCACCTTGTAGGAAATTTGCGTTTGCGGCTCTATGTACATAGTCCACTGCCTCACACACTTTCTTTGATACAATGGTGTTCAACTCTGCAAAATCCTGTCCGCCCGAAAATTCACTATCGTTTGTGGCAATCTCGTCAATCACCACACGAACATCGTTTGTAATATCAGTTATCGTCTTATTCATTACTCAGGTCTTGTTGGTTCTTTCTTTCTGTATATAATGGATTTGATTCTAATCTCCTCCGCAGCTATTCTGGCTACGTAATTTTCTTCCATCTTCGGCTGAGCCACCTTGCTCCATTCTTGCAACACATATAATGCCAAATATTGAGATACCTCGGAATTTAATAACTGCTCATTCACATCACGTCTTTCCCCAAAGTTCGCAAAGCTGATTTGCCACTTGTCTGCGTCCAGGAGGGCTGCATCTCCAGCTGTGCCAATCTCAGTACTACCATTGAAAACCTTGAAGCCATCAAAGAATTTGTACAAAGTATCCTTTAACTTGCCACACCCCTCGGTTACTTTTCTTTTACAAAAGTCGGAATCAAACTGTCCATTGTCTGTTTGAGCTTCCATTGCGAGGTCGTAAGTAGCATTGTCAGTTATAATACACCTTGCACTTTTACTTGTTTCCTGGTCAATGTAATACTTTAACCACTTCCATTCTACCTGTATATTTACTGCCATATCTGCACTATACAATAATAACAATCGCAAAGTAAAAATCTGAACGCTCTAATCTTTGCGATTTTACGCAAAAACGCAAGCAGGCACACCCCCTTCTTATTACTTTGTAATAAAATTTTCTCTATATGACTATAAATTTTGCTTACTCAGACATTCAGGAACAATGCAAAAAGTTGGCAGCTTTTGATGCCAACCAAGCACACACGTCAGAAGGAGACAGTCTGTTTGACCTTGTTCGTATAGCTGACAGGGATATGGTTGTAATATCCGACTATATCACACAAGCCTTTCATATAATAGAAAGCAGTATAAACAACTTGCTTACAGAAGAGGGTAATCATGATATTAAAAACGAGACTTACTCATGGAATTTCAAAGATGATGTTGCCCGCAGAAAAACTGGTACAAATAATGCTTTCACAACGGCTGCAACTGAAGCTATAACAATGTACGCACTTTCCCGTTGGATGGAAAACAAACTTCCCGACAACGCCAAGATGTACAACGACCACTTCACAACAGCACTTAATACCGCAGTGAGAATTATCAAGATTAAAGCCGAACCAACAAGACCAGAATAAGATGAAAACGATAAGAGCAGGATACCGAGACGTTCTACACACCACAGGTGATAGCGTCAAAGATAGGTTGCAGCACGAACAGGGTGGAGTAGCAAAGAAAAATATTCCACTACTTAACCGTGCACGTACCGACTGGGAAAACCAAAGCGAACTTCGCAGACGGAGGTTGCGTAATGATATGTATGTCTATATCGACCAATGGGGAGATTTAGTAAAGGATAAAGACGGAAATCTTATTACTGAACGACAGCGTATCATTGACGAAGGTGGCGTACCCTTGCAGAACAACCATCTTATCAAAATCATTAATACTCTCACAGGTATATACACAAAGTCATCGTCTATGCCAGTATGCTTTGCAAGAAAAGAGCAAGCATCAGAAAAGAGTAATATGATGACCAACGCTCTGCAAACAAACTACGACCGCAACTCAGAAAAGGAGATTCTTACTCATGCCTTTCTCGAAATGGCAATAGGTGGTATTCCTGTAATCCGCGAAGAATGGAACACCCATGAAGGTATAGAGGACTCTTACTCTTACTATGTCAACCCTTCTTACTTCATTTGGGAAAGTCCAATGGGCGACCCTCGAATGTGGGACGTCAATCTTGTTGGCGAAATCAGAGACTATCCGCTTGACGAACTCGCAGCAGAACTTGCTACAAGCGCATACGACTATGATATGCTCAAAAAGATGTACGCTCCTTTTATGAGAGGTGCATCCGGCTTCTCTTCCGTACAGATAAATCGTCAGCATAGCAGAAGGAATATATCATGGGATATGCCTGCAGGCGATAACCTCTGCCGTACATACCAGATATGGACAAGGGAAAGTAAACTAAGGTATCGTTGTGTGGATATTCTCGACAAAGAGCAGTCGGTTTACCGAATAGATGTAGAGGATTTACCTTCTATCGAAGAGATAAACAAACAGCGTATTCAGACCGCTATCAGAAACGGTCTTATAACAGCCAGCACCCCACAAGACCAAATCAGTGAAATTGCAGGTCTTATAGAGTATCAGCAAATATATGATCAATATTGGCATTTCACAATGCTCTCCCCTTACGGCGATGTGCTACAAGAGTGCGACTCTCCATACGAACACAAGTCTCACCCTTATGTATTCCGACTCCATCAGCTTTTCAACGGAGAGGTAATACCTTTTATCTCGTCCGTTCTCGACCAGAACAGATATATAAACCGACTCCTTCTTATGAAGGATATGATAATGATGTCGGGCGCAAAGGGTTTAAAGTTTATTCCGGACACAATGGTTCCTGACGACATGACGCGCGAAGAGTTTAAGAAGCAGTTTGTGAAAATCGGAGGAACATTCTTCTATAAGCCAGACCCTAAGATGCCAAATATTAAGCCTGACTTCTACACCAATAGCTTCCAAGACGCAGGTTTCTCAGAATTGCTTGCTCTGCAAATTCAATCCATCAACGATATTACCTCAGTCAGCGAAGCACTGCAAGGAAAGACACCAGGCAATGGAGTGGCAGCATCGCGTTATGCAATGGAAACCGAAAATGCAACAAC